CCGGTTCCGTCAATGCTAAAACTTATTCTGGCAAATTTAAACTGCTCTATCAAACTCTTAGTTTTGTCATTTATACGCTGAGTTCCATTGGTATTGTACATCAACTTGACTTTGGATGGATCTGTTTTTTGCATAACAAACTCCAATATTTTTTGATGTGTTAGAGTCAACAATGGTTCTCCTCCCCAAATACGGATTTCTCAAAGTTGGGAAAGATCCAATGGTGCTAGTACTTGATCAGTAAATTTGTCAAGATCTGGCCGGACATTGGTGCTATGTATCTTTAGTTCTTTACGCCAAGTGGTACTAAGGGCTGGACCACACGTAACACAAGCTAGATTACAGGTGTAATCCAAGTTGATGTCGAGGTATTGCAGTCCCGGAGTATAAGTGGCATCACCATGAGTTGCGATATATCCCTGTCGCATGCTGTGCTTGCCCGCGTTCTCTTGGGAAATACAAGTTTGGCAATAATTTTTAGGCAATTCATTTTGCTGGTTACCTAGACGAAGATTTTGCAGCATGCCGTGATCAAAATTGACAACTTCTCCTGGTACCACTTCTTTACCCCAACAACATGCCCCGTAGTTAATAGTTTTCTTAGAAGATTGTGTAATTATCAATCCATGATGTATTCTTGGGCAATATTTGCTATCATTCATGATGTTTTGATCTTGCTCAACAAGCCTTTTAATTTGCTGCTTTGCACTTCAGCAGTTACCTTGAGTGGATAATCCCATGCAGCAGTTCCTCCTGTGGGCTTTTCCCATTTTTTAGAATCTGCTGCGTCTTGTGTCGAAACAGCCGGGCCAACTGAACTTTTGGCCTTGATTGAGTCCATGATGCTGGGTTTGGAAAACCGGGTGTCGTTGCTGTCCCCGCCTTCGTCAGTAATGCGCATAGTTTCAATGTTGTACTCCAAATCAATTTTTTGACCAACGCCGGTCGAGCTTCGTGACTTCATACATTGAATTTGATATTGGCCGCGCTCTTTCATTGCACGGCTGGTAAAGATACCAAATACATTATCTGCTGTGTTGATCTTGCTGATACCTCCTGAAATGTGTGAATGATCAAATTCAATTTCTTCAACAGCACTATTATGCGCCAAAATGTCATTTGCCCAAAATAATCTGTCGCCGGTAACATTGATATCAATGGTATCTTCGATGCCCGCGTATTCAATGCTGACTATTTCGTCCCATTCAAATGTTTCTTCAAAAAATTCACGCATTTTGCAATTGTACTCTCTTTGTTGTTGTTCCATTCTGATTCCCATACTTCTAAAGTATTGTACTGTTTACTTTTATAATAGTCAATTCGTATTGCGTCAATTGCCCATATTTCGCCAGCAGTAATTGTTTTGTTATATGGGTGCGGGGTTGTATTATATTCGAACAACAATGGATTGGCATGGAATATATCGCCTTGAAATTCGATTACACATCCTTTATAAAATAAATCTGGTTTGATTATTTTCTGCTCCAGCAGCGGATAATCCTTTACAGCAATTGTTAATTCATTGTCTCCGTAGTAAAACAAATCGCCAATTTCCTGTTTGATTTTGCCAATTACCAACAACGACCACTTGCTTGCTGTGCGAAAATTTCCGACACTGATTGCGCATCTTTCTTGATATTTGATAGTACCTTCATCGTGTCCGTACTTTGTAGTAAAATAAGTTATACTGGTGTGATCCTTGCAAATTTTGCACATGATGGGCCCGTCAACTGGACCATACTTTTCTATGTAACCTGCCAAGCTAACTTTAAATCGCTGACCTTCTATTTTCCTATCATAAATCTCATCGCCGTTTGCTACTCCGTACAAGAGGTGAAAATAATTTCGATTATATTTTGAGTAAACATGACCACTGGCTTTCTTTTTTGCATAGCTGCTTTTTCTCTTCTGCAGATAATTGTTCCATTTTTCTTTCCCTAATTCTACGCCGTGTCGCTCAATGTAAATCTCCTCACTGGCAGCTCGACTTCTCAGTCGAGCTGCTGCTTCTGCTTTGCCGTACCGTTCAACATAGTCTTCCTTTGTGGTAATACCGGCTTGTCTTTTTTCGTTAAATTTGGCCAGTCCGATCACAGGACCGTTGCGCAGTTGGCATGATCTCAAACTAGAACTGTCATTGTTGAGTTCAGAAATCTCTGCCCAGTTTTCCCTAAGAAGCTCCATGGACAGATTCAACTGTTTATATCTTCGTATGTATTCTATCAGCTTTGTTTGTTTGTGTTTTTTAAATTCTATTGAATCTATTATCAGAATTTCAATCGGCGTCAATGACTCGTTACATAACACTCTTGACACTTGATAAATTTGTTTCATTGCGTTCTCCTGAATAGCAGTTGCTAATACTATTTAGCACGGCTACGCAAAAAGTTGCCTATTTGTAGCCCATCTTCAAGAGTTTTTAACCCAGTTGGCGTTGGGAATTTGTGCTTGGCACTTACTTTGATTTTTTTGCCAGATTTGGTAGTTATTTCAAAAATTGGCTGCTTGACCATGGGTAAGATTTCCGTTACTTGAACTGGACCAGATTCGGACTCGAGCCAGTCCCCTGCAGCCACATCTTTGATCTTTATTGTCTGCCCATTGGATACCACCGTAGTATCAAGTGAAAAACACCTGTTTAATTGGCTTGCAGTGACCATCAAAATTCCCAGCTCTTTGGACAAATTGCGCAATTCCTCACTCACAAATTTGTCCTTGACAAACAAGTCGTTGGGACTAACTTTGGCACTGACTGGCATCAACAAATCCAAATAGTCAATCATCACAAAATCCACTCGTTTGCCTGTTTGAATTTGATATTCTTTCAAGTAAGCACGAATGTCGTTGATGTTGCTTTGTGCTGGCAGTCCTTTGACCTGATAGTTGCCTGACTTTTTGGCCACCATGCGCACCTTGAGTTCAGTGGTATCAATATCTTTACGAATATCTTTGGTACTCATATTGGTCAGCATGGCGTCTGTGCGCAAACTGGTCAGTTCTTCACTCAGTTCAAGAGTGATATAGACACCACTGAGTCCAGCTTGGAGCCAGTTGAGCGCAATGTTCATCATGACCAGACTCTTGCCTGATCCCGACCCACCTGCAAAGATGTTTAGTTCACCCCTTGAAAATCCACCAAAAAGTAGTCGGTCCATCTGTGGCCAACCAGTAGACACTTGCCCGCCGGAATTGAAGTACTTGTTGAGTCTGGCAACAGGATCGGCAAAATAATCTGTGCCCATGTCCTTGGTCAAACTGATCTGTACTGCATCCTTGATCAGTTTTTCCACAGGTTCGTACTCGCCCTTTTCCAGTAGGTCGGCACTTTTGAGAATGGCTCTTTCCAGTTCTTGTCGTTTGGTAAACGATTCAAACTCCGTCATGAACCAATCAAAATGCCCTTCGTTGAGATCAGGCACTGCTTGCAGTTTGATACCAGTGGTGGCCGAAATCTGCACTCGGTCTGGCATGGTCTTGTGAGTGGCTGTGTGTTCTTTGATGAACTCGGCAGCAGGCCGCAGACTTCGATCAAAATTTTCTGGATTGTAAATATTTTGGATTCGCACGTAACTTTGTGCATCCTCCAAGATCATTTCTAAAAATAAACGTTGGACATCAAGTCCGTAATTTTTGAGCAAGTTGTCGTTTCCTTAGTTCTATTTTGATTCTGCTGGTTTCCCTGGCCGCCATTATGGTCAATAGTGCACCCAGTCGACCCAGTTGCACAACTGCGTCGTTCACATCTTTGCAACCAGGAGGCCAATCGGGTATGCTGACTGCCCATCCCAGTTGTACGGCACGATCAATCAGTTCTGTTCCCGCGGTATCCTGATCTGGCACCACTGTAACTTCACGTTCCAGACTGCGAATCAGTCTGGCCTGGGCGTCACTCACAGTGTTGTGCATCACAGCAAGTCCGCCAATGCTGAGTGCATCAAATATGCCTTCCATGACCAGCACATGTTGCCAACTGTGCTGCTGTAGATCAGTACCAAACACATAACCAGGCTGACAGTCAGTGATAAATTTGGGCTGTCGGTTGTCAAGAAATCTACAAGTGTACCCCACTATCTGATCCGCATGTGTGAATGGCACCACCACATGGGGACGAGTCCAATGTATACCGTCGTTGTGTGATTGTATCATCACAGGATAATCTTCCGGAACTTGACGATTTCTCACATAATCTCTAAAACTGCCTTCTTGAGTCAGCAACTCCGCAAATGGCGGCAGATCTCGTTCTTCAAATGTCAACCCTGCCAATTGATCAAACGTGCGTTGTCGATCATCCAACAAGCCGGTCATGCTGCGATGGCGCATGCTGTCAAGATTCAGTTGATCAATCTCTATGCTGGGCACATTCAACAGCAACAGCAATTTCCGAGCTTTGAAACTGACTGTGCGACCTAAAATAAAACTGGCAGTGAATCTGCAATTGAAACAATGCCAACTCCAGCCTTGCTCAGACTGTTTTAGCCCGCCTCGCTGGCGCCGGTCATCGCAGCAAGGAGCATTTGTACTAATCCAGCCAGACGGTGTTTGTTTGCGTTTTCTAGGCAAATAATTCAGTATATCCAGCATGTGTACAGTATAACACAAATGTCACACTGTATCAACGGTATTGGATGTTCAACACATATCCGTTTGTGATCAAAACTGTGGCTCTCAGACTGCCCTGATACTGTATTGGGGTGTATCCCGACCCACCCGAGGTAACAACAATTGGTCCAATTTGCCCATTACCCACTGTATAACATTCGGCAGTGGCGCCGGCCCCAGAACCTAGTATTTGGATTTTGGGAGCAGCAATATAACCTTGGCCTGGGTTGGTAACAACGATACTTTGCAATACTCCTTGGTCAGTGACTGTGGCGGTGGCCATGGCACCCCAGCCTTGACTGTTGTTGATACTCATTCTCAACAAAGGATGGAAACCTTGAATATTCCAATACTGCGTGATAGAATTATTGAAATAGCTGCGATTTTCTGTGACATCATACCAGACTGATTGATAGGTATCTGCAGCCTGAAATTTTATGG